GAATAATGTACGAAGTGGTTGCGCTTAAGCTTCTTTTTGTCATCTGGGTTCCAGTTACGACGGATGGATAGGACCGTTTCGGTCTCTTTATCTATGGTAATGACGTATGGAAGGGCAATTCCAAGCTCATTTTCCTCGTCGTCGCGGTATTTATCGTCCTCAATGACGATATCGACGTGCATTTCTAGCAATTTATACCGGTCATCGGTCTCGGCACGGAAGCCGAGCTGCTCTGAAATCTTCTGTTCTACCTCATCCATCGAATTGACGGGTTCTGGCAGGTCGATATCACGGTAAAAACCCGACGCTTGCAGCTTTTTAAGCTCATTCGGAGTTTTCCGCATTACATGGGTGACGCGTTCAGCGACTTCCAAACTGGACGCGCCATAGGGTACGACAACATCTTCTGCTGCGACGTACATGGAGACCTGACGACCGAGTGATGGGTCGAAATACACCTTTTTGAACGCATTTCCTGCGAGGCCCAACCCCCACAGCATGCGCTCATGTTCTGGGCGATACTCGACCATCACGTCGGTTAACTGATAATTCATATCTTCTTGGACGCGCTGAGCGGCGTCCTTCTTCTCTGTGGTCTCTTTGCCGATTATCTGCGTACGCACCGGCCCTTGGGCTGGGAATGTCTCGCTCATAGTCTCGGCTTGGAACTTTACGACGGCTTCGGACAGCAGTGGGTGATGCACACCACAGGCACCGGGCCAAGGCTCCGTGCGGTCCTCGACCTTCATACCCAACAGCTCAAGCCCGTCTACATAAGTCTGTATCCAGTCCTTGCGGCTGCTGATGTCCTCGTCAAACTCGCCAAGCAGGTCGCCAGCAAGCTCTGTAAGCATGCCCTCGTCCAAATCTTCGGCTAGGTTGTCGTTAAAGTCGCCCTCGTCCTCACTCGGGTCAATCTCAATCTCCATCCCGTCGATGCCGATGTTGACACTTTCAGGGTCTTCAATCTCAATCTCGATGTCAGGGCCGTCGTCCAGCTCCGTCATCATCGGTGACATGCCCAGCGGGGCTTGGTTGAGCGACTTGTCGATGTCCATTTACTTGGCTTTCTTTGTAGCGGCTTTAGCCACTGTTTTAGCTATTGATACCGCCGGTGATACCACTGCAGCTACCTCTGCCACGTCCTCGATGATGTCGAGCACGCTCTTTTTCTTCTTTTTCAACGCGTTGGTTGATGTGATGGCATCCATATATGGTACGCCTGCTGCACGCGCTTCGTTGAACGCTGTGCGTTGGTCGTCAGACCATTTAGCCCACTGAGTTTTGCCGATTGGAAAAAGTGCCTTAACATTTGCCATTAGTAGTACCCCTGATTGCGGTTTGACTTAAAGTACACGATATCTTCAGGCTCGTCTAGGTTCGTAGTCACGTAGCCACCACGCCTGAACCTGTGCAGTGCCATAGACACCGTATCGACATAGTCGTCGTTTGAACCGGCAGGAAATTCTGCAACTTCGTCAATAACTTCTTCGGCCCAGCGCGTCCCCGGTGCCCATACACGTCCAGAGGCAAATATGTCGGCTACGCCGTTGAGCCTGCTTATTTTGTCGTTACCACGCGTCGGGGTGAACTCCTGCACTGGTATGCCCATGGCCCGCATCTCGTAGATGAGCGGTGCACCTGAAGCCTTTTTCTCGATGATGACGCCGTCTGGGTCCCACTCTTTAAACTCTTCGACAGCTACACGCTTAAGCTCAGGAAACTCCATGCGGTCTCTGAACGCATTTAACAGGATAATATTAGCCTGTGTTATGCCATTGTCGTCAGGGTGGTAGAACACACCCCATGTTGTGCACGCTGAATAGTCAGCACGACTCGTCTTCTCGAACGCCGTATCCCATACCTGCAGGACAAAGTCGCACTGTGGTGGGTCATCACTCTCCCACTCGCGCCACCACTCTCTTTTGACGATAGCAGCGCTCTCGGAGACTGGGTTCTGCTGATACTGCGCCATCCACTTACTGTTTGGAACGTCGCGTTTAACTTTCTCAAGCTCGCTTAACTGCCAGAACTCAGGCCATAATGGGTTTCCAGAAGGGAGGATGGCTGGAAACTCAATGACTTCCCACTCGTCGAGGCTGTCGTTAGCAGCCGCATCTTTTAATATCTGCCCGGTCAAGTCTCTTTTAGACCAACGTGTCATCACGACGATGATGGCACCACCCGGCTGGAGACGCTGACGAGGCCCAGAGGTGTACCACTCATAGGCTTTATCGTAGATATCGGGGTTAACTTCCGCCAGCGCAGCTTCTTGTTCTGAGTGTGGGTCGTCGATGATGAGCACGTCAGCACCTTTACCGGTCACCGCACCGCCCACACCGATAGCGAAATAGTCTCCGCCCTTGCTGGTGTTCCACCGCCCTGCAGCTTTTGAGTCCGAAGCCAGCTTTAAGTCGGGAAATGTCTCGTGGTACACCTCGGTGTCCACCAAGTTACGAACTTTACGACCGAAGCCTACGGCCAGCTCACCCGTGTGCGAGCACTGGATAATCTTTTTATGGGGGTAGAGGCCGAGGAACCATGCAGGGAGCAGGTAAGAGGCGAACTCCGACTTAGTGTGTCGCGGTGGCATATTAATAATGAGCCGTTTGCACTCACCACGAGCAACACGTTCGAAGGCGTCTGCCATTTTTGCATGGTGCCGTCCCCCTATGAATGTCGGCCAGACCTGTTCCACGAACTTCAGGAACCGCTTGCGTGCTAGCTCCTGCGTCTTGAGCTTCTCGAGCTTCTCTAACTCCGCCAGCAGATGTTCTTGCTCTGCGAGAGACAGCTTGGGTAATATCTTAGGTATGTCTTTGAGCGTTACGTTCACTCGTCGTCACCCTGTTCCTCTAAGATTTCCTCAAAATCCGCATCGGTGATGCCCAGCTCTTCGTCGAGGTCCATGCCCAGTGGCTTCATATCTATGACGTCTGCGTTCAGCAGGCGCTTGACCCTGTCTGTAATGGCCTTCTCGAGACCTTCAGGCGAGTTATAGTTGACATTAATCTCACTGCGCTCAGTGAACAGACCCACGTCGCTGTGCTTACCAAGCAGCTCAATAGCCTTGAGTTCGTACTTAATCTCACCGCAGTCGGCTATCTCAAGCAGCTTATTAGTCAGTGCAGTGCGCACTTGGTCCGCGTCGATACCTCGGCCTTGGCCATAAGCACGTAGGAAAGCCGCAGCGCCGAGGGCAGCTGGCAGACTCTTGGTCAACGGGGTGATTTTCTGGTTGTCGATGGCTGCATCTAGCAGTGCAGCTTCCTCTTCGAGGTTTTCTTTCGACGACTCGACCGGGGCACCGAGCTGTTCAAGCAGCTCGGCTGTGTTTCCTACGGACGCTAATTTATCCGCGAAGTTATCGAACTCTTCGTCGGACAGGTCAAACGGCACTGGATATTCCGTGCTCGGCTCGACTTTTACTATAGGCATGTACTTAAGCTCCGTTTGTAGGAGGCCGGGGGATGCGGGGCTGTGTAGCAGCCTAGTGAGGGGAAGAAAAGGGAAAAATACAGGAAAAGGGGTGGCGCAAACTGAGGGGAAACACCACCCCTTCCAGAAAGGTACCGTAATGAAGCTACGGTGCGAGAATAATATAGTGTGGGTTGGGCAAGTCAAGAAAAAACCCCGGTCACCGTAGTGCCGGGGCTGCTGCGAAGAGAACAACGCAGCGATGAAAAAGTGACCCCGCGTGATGCGCTTCACTACTAGGCTCGCGTAACCGTTCACATCGAGAGGCGTGCGGGGTTCTGGTTTAATTTATACTCCCGGGGGCTAAATGCGTCAAGGTACCATACACGGGGGGTCTGCAGATATTAGGCGTCGGGAAACCGGTGGGTAGAAAAAGAGGGGGTGGGGGGCATGGTTTTCAAAATGACGTCGTATAATACGCAAAATAGTATGTATGTAGTGTGCGGTAACAACATGCCACAGTTGGGGGGTCGGGGATGGGTAGGGTAACAGTGTAGTCAATACGCGACACCCCTCCCCATGTATTTCTATACTCCACTTAACTAATACCTAACCTAATCAAGTCCGCGAAGCGGACCGATTTTATTTCTGGCTATGCTGCGCTTGCCTCGCGCTATGCCTTAACTGGCGTTAAGCGTTGCCTGTCCTTAACTGGCGTTAGGCTCTCCCGTTTTAATTCGTGAAGTCCATTTGGTCTAAGCTCGTAGTTGGGCTATAAGTAAATAGTCGATGGGAAAGACCTGCCGACAATACTGTAACTCAAGTTAAGGATTAACTAATATGACTAATGTTTCTAAAATCTCTCTCGGCCTCGATATGTTCCGCGATGGTTCGGCGCAAGCGCAAAGCGGTATCGCAACGATGGTTGGCGGTATATCTGACAATCGTTTCTACTCTATGCGCTGGTCGCATGGCTCTGGTGATAATGAAGTGTCGGGCGTCTGTATGCTTGGCGATATGTTTAAGGGTCGCGTCCATGATGATGGCTCGGCTGATGGCAAGTTCCTTGCAGCTATGTATCGTGCGGTTGCGGATAACTTCGGCATTGAAGGTGGAATGTCCTCGGCTGATAAAATGGCGTTTCAACGTGCGTTCACGATTGCCTCTGCTGCATGGTCTGACGTTCCTGTTGAAGTCGTTACGGCCACAGTCCAGCGCAAGGGCAAGCCAGTCAAGGTTCAAGCTGTTGAAGTGCCTGCTTCGGTTGCGTTTGATTTGGTCGATGATAAGGGCGCGCCTAACGAATTAGGGCAAGGTCTGATTGAACGGGTGCGCGGCAATCTTGAATTGCAAGGTCTGCCTGTGCCTGATGATGCCAAGCTGCTTGAACAAGCCCAAGCTATCAAGGTGCGTTGCGTTGGCGGTAACAATCCTATCTTCGGCAAGGTTCCGTCTGCATCTGATATTGCTGCCAAGCTCTCGCCTGTCGCGGTGTCTAACGGGTTCATGCAGCCTAAAGGCAATAGGAATAAGTCTCCTAAGGGTGACAAGTTTGGTGAGTCTCTCGATTTCGTCACTAAGTGCTTAGATGAGGTGCTAGGCAATGGCGATGAAAGCTCGTTTGCTCCGTCTGATGCGATGGAAGAAAAGCTGCGCGGTCTGGCTGAACGTATCGCGGCCTATTTCGCTAATTGATTATCTGGCGGGGGCTTCGGCTCCCGCCTTCTGCCTCGCGGCTCCGCCGCCTTCTGCCTCGCGGCCTTCGGGTCGCGGGGCTTTTTTTTGCGCTTCGCGCCCGCGCCCGTTGTCACCGAAGGTGACAACCTAATAAACATGATAGAAGCGATGATAGTAAGAGGCGACTGGTTGGGTGAGCGCCTGAGCTAACTGGTTGGGTGAGCGCCCAAAAAACTAGACTGCGCTACGCATGTGTTGACGTCTTCGCCGTCAAGACTGCTGGCAGTCTACCCAATTTTTCGGTTTTGTCAACCCCAAAATGCAAAGTAGGCAAAATAATGCAAAGTTATTGGGGCCGGAAAAAACAATAACTTTAGTTTCCGTTGTAAATCAATGCGTTACACCCCTATTGTTTAAAGTTATAAAGTTATTGGGGTATGAAGCCGGATTTTGATTTTTGACAGTGCGCATCTGTCGCACCCCCTCTGCGCTATGCATAGGTCAAAAAGGGCGGGGCACTCTATTTTCCCTACTACATTATAACTTTCTAACTATACTATACTACTACCCCCAAAAAACCGCACACTTCTGCGCCTCTCCAGCTGCCCCCCAAAAGTTAGAAAATGAATGAGGGTATTTCAACTTTACACAAAGCCAACTTTACCCTCCATTTGACATAAGAGGGACTTTCTGCTACTTTGAATAATCGGCAGGACGTCGATGACCCCGCACACCAGTGCAAACACAGCAACGCTTAACTGGCGTTAAGGAGAAAGATAATGACCCAAGTCTTATGCAAAGACTGTTACACACCGTTCAGCGTCGAACGGTTCCGCTTAGGATATGCTGTTTGTCTCGATTGCGGCGACAAACACGCTCGTGCAGTCACATACTGCACAGCACCAATCAACAAGAGCAACTACATGCTCATCACGGATATAAATACCCTCTCACAACTCAACCCAAAGAGGACAGCGTGATGGACAAGGAATTATTAGCCGCAATGCGGCGCATCGGCATGGTTGCCCACCACGCCTTAGAGAACGAGGTAGCGCGGCCAGATAGCGACGTAGCGCAGTCATTAGAATACATCATCGAAGAAGTAACCGAGGCGCTCAATAATGCCAAGGAGCAAGACCAATGATTAACACCATACTGCACATAGCAGCCGAGATATTTTTTCTGTCCGTGTTTATCTTCTCAATCTGGGCGATACACGACACATTTAAGGGGAAGTAAAATGAACTACGAAGAGAAACAAGCACTGCGCGATATGCGCGATGACATGGCAGACGAGGCCGACAAGAGCCTGCTCAAGAAGGTGATTAACCACATATATGAGCTGGAGCGCAAGATGCAGGCCATACGGGTATTTGCAAGGGCAATCGAGGCCGAGACTAAGGTCAAGGGGTTGGACGAGTGAGCGGGGCCGTAACCGCAGTTAAGCGTTGGCTTACATTCAGGCTCGTTCAGATAGCGTCACAGCTAGACGGCGAACTGTTCATGCGTCTGTGCGAGGTAGCAGTGCTGGCTAAATACAGGGACAGCTTCGAAGAAGCACTACGTGACGCCATGCGCCTCGAGCAAGAGCATGACTATTACTATAACCACGAGAGAGAAGACGATGACACAGATAGCAATACGACACGTAACACAACTAAACTCCACTAACATCGTAGGCATAGGCACTGTGCTGCCCGGGCTTGAGAATAACGAAGCGGATATGGCTACTATCAAGCTCTTGCACGAGGTTGAGGCCATGCGCCGACAGCTACGCGTGCTGGAACCGCAGTTGAGTAAGATGATAACCGAGTTTGGTATGCGCAGAGGTGAGCGTGGTTACCGTGAGTTCTACCTACGCAATGCGCTTAATCAACAACAATACAAGGAGAGATGAGATGAATGATTGGGATATGGTGTCGCTGGCGTTCGACATACTTGAGAGCGCCGAGGTGATGCAAGAGTTCGACACCACGTTATGGATACAGGTGGACCGCGAGATGTGGGAAATCTTCTGTGCAAAGGAGCAGGACAATGACTGAGACAAAACAACTAACCAAAGACCGTAACTATTACCGGATGCTGAGTGATGCAGAGCTAATCGCTTATGCCAAAGGCAGCAAGACCTTAACCGAGTTAGAAGTTGTGCTGGCCGAGCGCCTAAAGAAAGCACAAGGGCTATACCATATATAAAGAGGAAGGAGCATAACCATGAGCATATTAAACTGGGGCACATACAACGCACTACCTGTGCTACGCAGCTATGCAGCTGCACTTAAACACTTCGAGGAAGTCAAACCCATCAGAGGTGACGCAGACGGAACCAAGCCTGTAGGTAGGCGCGACCAGAAATGGTTGAGCATATACATGCGCGAGGACAAGGCAGTCTGTGTCGGTAGCACATGGCACAGAGGCCAACAGAAAGCATTGCTGGCTTACTACCCTGACGGGCGTGTGGCTATCGAGCAGAGTATAGGTGCATCATGTCGTGAGCGCATACTGCGCATCGCAGGGCTTAACATCCAGCGTTACAACAACGAGGACTGGGTGCATGCGATAGCGCACGTCGATGGCAATGAAGTGGTGGGTCAATACCCGCTTAACATACGTTACAACAACTCGCGCAAGGCGGTGTTCATCCTGCGTCCGAACGATACGCCCATATATCTCAACCCTGTGCCAGTGTTCAAACACACCATAAACAGGCAAGAGAAAGCCAAGCTGACCAAGCAATACCAACCGTTCATGCAATATGTCGAGGCCATGGCTAAGCTAAGCGCGGACCCTACGCAGTTTAATCAGTGGTCCAAGGAGAGCATGGATAACCCACGGTTACCAACCATAACACGCGAGGAGCGCGATGCACTTGGTATACCCATCAGACATCTATACTCACGCTACAATACCGACAGCGCGGCGGTAGCCGAGTTCCTTACGCTCGTAGACAGCGGTGATACCGAGAGCTGGTATAAAGCGATGACGTGGCTAAATCTTGGGTATTGGAGAACGCTGTTGAGCGAGGCTCGACAGAGGTTCACGCACATCATGCACTACGCACATCGTGACGTGCTGTTCACCAAGGTTAGGGCAGATGCAGGTGTCGCAGTGCGTGACCGCTATGCTCAATATTTTAGGTGAGTTTTGTATAAGCACATAGCTGTGCTATAACCGTAGGATAATAAAGAGCCGCACAAAGCGGACGACAATCACAACAACCAAAGCCTTAACTGTAGTTAAGCAATATCAAGGAGCATAATATGAGTGCATTAAACTTCGGCACGACTGTGTCACTCGCAGAGGCAGCTAGCCTCGTAATCAACTGTCCGAACAACCGGTTCTTCCTGCGTGGTGAGCCGGGCATTGGTAAGTCATCCATCATGGGCACACTGGAGCGTCACTTCGGTGACGCATATGCCTACGCATACTTCGACTGTGCGCAAGCCGACCTTGGCGACATCGCCATGCCGAGTATCAACCGTGACCAGCAAGTCACCGAGTATTTTCCCAACGCCATGCTGCAGCTACAGTCCGGCAAGCCTGTGGTTATTATGCTAGACGAGTTCACCAAGGCACCGCAGCCAGTTCAGAACATGCTGCATCCGCTACTCGAGGCGCGTAAGCCACGGCTAGGTAACAAGGTGTTGCCCGATGGCTCTATCGTTATTGTCAATGGCAATCTGGCATCGGATGGTGTGGGCGACAACATCAAGGCGCATACGCTCAATCGCGTAACCACAGTTACGGTTCGCAAGCCAGATGCAGACGAGTGGTTGGCATGGGCTGTGACTAACGACATTGACCCTGTTGTCATGGCGTGGGTCAACCAGTTCCCGCATGCCATGTCATCCTACTTAGATGGCGACCAAGAGAGTAACCCATATATCTTCAACCCCAAGCGGATGCAGGGTAGCTTCGTATCAGGCCGGTCCTTGCAGCTTGTATCTAATGACGTGCTCAAGCAGCGTGATAAGCTAACGGCCAACGCGCTACTCGCAGCCATGGTAGGCACAATCGGTGAGTCCGCTGCGCGGGACATGCATGCATTCGTTGAGTATCAGGACCAGCTACCTACGTGGGATGAGATTACCAAGGAGCCAGCCAAGGCCAAGCTGCCCGAGAGTCCCGGCGCATGTGCAGTCATGGTGTTCGGTGCGATTGCCAAGATTGACCGTAATACAATCACGCCGTTCATGGAGTATGTCGAGCGCATGGCACCAGAGTGGCAAGCTGTGTTCGCAGTCAACCTGTCCAAGAACCCAGACAAGAAGCAGATTGGCTTCACGTCCACCAAGTTCCGTGATTGGGCATTGGCTAACGTGGATATCCTGTGACCGAGGAGCTTCATGTCGTGGATGTGAAGTCGGGTGAAAAGAGAGGTAGTGTCCTTTGGGTTGTCTACCTATCCGATGGCAAAGTCATGCACTTACCCAAGGCAAAGCACCCCGATGAACTAGGCGCATTCACCTACGTAACTAACAGACTAAAGGAGCAGAGCGATGGCACTAACAGCCGAGCGTAAACTAAAGAAGGTCGTGATTGACCTTATGCGTAACCCGTTGTTCGCAGACATGTCCGGTATCTTTATGATGGGCACGAAGGAGGTGAGCGACGACATACCAACCGCTGCCACTGATGGGCGTGACGAGGTATACGGACGCAGCTTCATCGACTCGCTATCCATACAGGAGGTAGCTTTTGTCGTGGTGCACGAGTCGTTCCACAAGATGTATCGTCATCTAACTACGTGGCAGAAGCTATGGAAGGAGGATGCGCGGCTAGCCAACATGGCCTGTGACTACGTCATCAACCTAGAGATTGTCACACGTGACCCGAACGGCACGGTGGTGGCGATGCCCAAGAAGGATGGCAAGACTATCGGCCTCATCGACCGCAGGTTCGCAGGTATGAACACCAAGCAAGTCTTCGACATTCTCAAGAAGGAGAAGGAAGAAGGCGGTGGCGCAGGTGGTGGCGGTGAAGGCGAAGGCATGGACCACCATGACTGGGAAGGCGCGAGTGAACTGACCAAGGAGGAGAAGGAAGAGCTGGCTAAGCAAGTAGACCAAGCTATCCGCCAAGGTATGATTGCTGCGCAGAAGATGCATGGCAAAGGTGCAGGTGGTATGTCGCGTGAGTTGTCGGACATACTCGAGCCGAAGGTAGACTGGCGTGAGCAGTTACGTGAGTTCGTCAACGCCACATGCGGTGGGCGTGACTACTCGTCATGGCGCAAGCCTAACCGGAGGTTTCTATCATCTGACA